TGCACCACTTATTATTGTAGCTCTGTTATTTGTTGCATCTGCTGCTGCAGAGTTCCATTCAAAAACAGCACTGTCGTGAATCAAACAAATTGCTTTGTCACCAAAATTATCTAATGACCACATTCCAGGTTCAAGAACCAAGTCACCTGATGCGGCTTCACCCCATGCAACATAATTACTTGTGCTGGTAATAGTTGCTCCACTACTGTGTGATGCGGCTGTTGTTCCTCTAACGCCTCTTGTAACTCCTGTTAAAGTATTAGTTGATACACCTGTGTAAGAAATTTCTTCTGTCCCTATTAAAATAAAGTTTGTACCTGTGCTTGGAAACTGAGAAGCGTCTGTTAAAATAACTGTAGTTGTAGAAGCGTTTATATCACCATTTAAAGTAGTTGAAAAAGCTCCTACCTCTTCACCACCCCAAGTGCCTAGACCATAACCAAAACCTTTTGCTTGCACAGCTGGACCCACTGTATAATAATGTTGTACTCTTATACCTCCAGAAGTAGTTGCACCAGACCCTGTTTCATTAGAAGGCATTGTAATAGTAATTGTTGTACTGTTAGGTACAGAAGTTACCATAAATTTTTTATTGTCAAAGTCAGAAGCTGTATAGTTAGAGTTTGTAATTGCACTAAAATTATCTAATAAAACTATATCATCTTCTTCAATATTGTGGTCTCCACTAAAAGTTATAGTAACAGTTGGTGATCCGTTGGTCGTGCTGAATGCATTTGTAAGCGTTGTTGTAGATTTAATAGGGTGTATGTCATAATAAACACCACCAGAAAAAGCATATAAAATTCTATTAGTTCCTATAATAGAATATTTTCTACCTAAACTATTTATAAAATGATGTAGTCCTCTCCCTGCTCCAGTTAAATTACTTTCACCTAACTGCTTCCAACCACCTATTTTTTCAGGTGTGCCATATCTAAACCTAACATTATCACAGTCGACCCATTGACCTTCTGCTCCTGTTGGTGTTATTTGTTTATTAATGCCTGGCTGAAATCCTATTTTTTGTAACATAAAAACCTTGTAATTTTGTAACTATTACCATAAAATATCAATTTATGAAAGAAATTGCAACAATACCTCTATTTGCTACACCTCTTACAATTTACGAAATTGAACATATAAATCAAGAAAAAATAGAAGAAATATTAAAAAACGTTAAATATAAAACTATAGACAAATTACCTAACCACAGCTGCATTAGTGAGAGTCTTAATATCTTAAATGAACATGAGGATTTAAAAGGTTTAAAAGTTAAGATAGAACAAGCCATAGACAATTTTTCACAAAATATTATTGGTAATGTAGAAACAAAACTATCTTTAACAACCTCTTGGGCAACTAAAACAAAACCAAGTGAAATATCAGATATACACAAACACTCTAACAATATGTTTTCTGCTGTTTATTATAACTACAAAACTAGCCCTATAAGATTTTATAAGTACAATAATGAAACTAACATGGAAATATCACCTAAAAAATATACTGTCTATAATTCTAATTATTGGGACATAACACCTTTAGATAGATTCTTAATAATTTTCCCATCTTATTTAAGACATTCTATAGTTCGCAATAAAAGTGACAGCATTAGATATTCTGTGGCCTGTAATTTTCACCCCACTGGAAATTATGGAAGAGGAGATAGTAAACTATTCGGGCTTACGTTTAAAAATTTTACTGTCGGGTAAACCAATAAATTCCCTGCCATCAAATTTATTTTTATTTGACCAATTTGAATCCATATCGTTATAATGTAAAAAAACTTGAGTGCAGACATCTCCATCAAAATTTTCTCGCCAATGTTCTAAATCATAACCTTTGTAGATAAGCATATCACCAGGATTTAAATCTACTTTAATTCCAGGATTAGCATTCTCTGTTATTATTTTACTGTTTGATTCTGTGATGTATTTAACGTTATCTTCACCAGTTGGATCAACGTATATTGGCCACATATCCCCACCTAAATTCATAGTCGTAGATACTTCACAACTAGGTCTATCCTTATGTCTAGTTAAAGCATTTCCTTTGTAATAAATTCTTGCATAAGAATATGTAGGGATTAAATTTAAATTAGTTTCTTTTTGCATTTTTTTTTGCATATCTATTAAAAGAGTTTCCATAACTATGTCTGCATAGTGTGCATAAGAGTTTGGAACTTGAGGATCATTAAATGTTCCCATAAAGGTTAAATAAGGAGAGATTGTTCTTTTCTCTAACATTTTTTTAACCACTTCAGCTTTTAATATAAAATATTTGTGACAGAATTGTGCTAACTCAGGGGAGATAGCATTTCTAATTATTTGATAACCTTTTTCTTTAAAACTCATATTAAAAATTAAGCGCTATTGATATTCTTTCTCCATCCTGTTGTAAAGGTGAAACCATGTGTCTTAAATAAGATCTAAAAACAAGTAAACAATTTTCTTTCATATCTCTCACGTGATAAGTTTCTGCATTTATATCACATATTTCTAAATTTTTTAATGGTAACATATCTGGTAAGGGGTTTTCAAAAGTTACTACTGGATAGGGTTTAGGTGTTTGTAAAACAAATATCGCACTAAAGTGACTGTTTGAATGATAGTGATATTCTTGATAATCTCCTTTTTTATATATGTTAAACCAAGAGTTACCACATGTGTAACTATAATTTGATCTTAATTCTTTAGCATATAAATTAACTTTATTTGTTACAATGTCTATTAAATTTTTAAATTTAGGGTTATTTTTTAATTCATAAGTTCCTAAAGTATTATAAGTATTGCAGTTCCAATTATCACCGCCTGTTTTAATTTGTTTTTGAATATCTTTACACTCTGTAATCATTTCTTTTAAATATTCTTTTGAAACTAAAGAGTTAGAAGAAAACAAGGTATTTGTAAATATTCTTTGGATATGATTCATATTAAAATATTTTACCTTTTTGCCATTGCCAAATAAAAGAAGACATTTTTATTTTATTATATATTTCGTATTCCATATTTAAATACTTTAGTATTTCTTCTTTTTCAAAATACTGTTTTATATCAGGTCCTTTATTAAGATGAAATGATTTATTAAAATGCATTTCTAAAAAATTTTTTAAATCAAATAAATCTACATACCAGTTTACATAAGAGTTTATAAAATACATGCTTTGATAAGCAGTATGACTAACGTTACCTTTTTCTCTTGATAGTTTTTCATGATAGGTTGAAAACAATTTATCTAAAGAAATATCTGCTACATCTATGTTTTGTCTTTTAATATCATAACAAAGACCTGCCATAAACCTTTCGTAAGGATCTCTAACAACAGTCCAACAAACTTTATTTAAATTTCTTTTTTCAGAATATTTTGGTTGTAAATGTTCTATTGTTTTTAAAACACTTGTGCATGCATTTTTATGAATTAACAAGTATTGAAAATTATTTGTTTCGTAAAATTCTAAATTTTGAAAATACATTAAGATCCAAACTCTACCCAACCAGTGATTATATATTTATCTTGTTTAGGAGGTAAGCCTTTGTGAGGATGTGTAAAATAAGCTGGCCAAATTGCTATCTTTCCTTGTTCTGGTTTTATTTTTAAATCTTGATCAGGAAAATAAGTTTCACCTTCTTCAACAGTGTTTAAATAAAGTATAAAAGCAAGTATTCTATTTCTTGTTTCTATTCTAGATGCTTCGCAATGAATTACGTGATAACCTTCTTCTGGCTTTGTTTTTTGTAATTTTGTATCATATATTCTATGGCCTTGTAATGAATTTAACATAGTGTGTTTTTCAGCATATTTAGGGTAACAATCTCTCCAAAATATTTCTAAAAATGCTTCGTCATAATATTTTAAATTAATAGATTCATCTTGTATGTGTTTACTATCTCTTTTAAATCTTCTTATGTCTTTGTCATAAAGATTTAAATAATGATTACAAAATTCTTCTGAAAAAGCTTTTTCAAAAATAGCTATGTGATCTATTAATTTCATTTAAAAAATATTTGTAAAGTTAATCTTTCTTCTGGAATATTATAATTTAACAAAGTAGTTCCGTGTTTGGTATTCCCCTCGTTAATTATAAGTTTATTGAACTCTGGTTTTTCAATATTTAATTTATCGTCTTCCTTCCAAATATATAAACCACCCCAATCTATTTCCCAATATTTGTTTAAATAAATAGTACAACCATATGCATAATTACTATCATTATGCATAGGTATATTACTTCCTCTTGTCCAAATATAAAAATTACCCACTATTTCTTTATCTTTAAATTTATTATCTAATTCTATAAATTTAGATTTAATATAATTAAGTTCTTCTTTTTTTATTTCGTAAGCTAAAACTAAAGAGGAACCTTTAACAATATTTTCTCCCCAATTAATATTAGACTTCCATATAGGTTTATATTCTTGAGATTCTTTTATAATGTTTTGTATAAAATTATATATAAAAGTTTCATCTAAAAAATTATTTTTTACAGTAATCATTTATAAGGTTGACCTAAACTCCAAATAACTAAAGAGTATCTTGTTCCTTTTGTTACTGGTTTTACTCTGTGTTTTACAAAGCTTGGAAAAATAACTAAAGACCCTTGAGTTTTTATTTCTGTACATGGTCTTACATTATGTTTTTTGTCTGGTTCATCTGTGCCAAAATCAAATTCCAACTCTCCACCTTCATAATCTTCTGGTTTTGAAAGAACACATGTAACAGATAGTTTTCTTATTTTTCCATTAAAATTTATATTTTCTAAATCAGTATAAGGTTTATCCCAAGAGTCGCAGTGCCAACCGTAATATTGATCTTGTTTATATTTTGTAAACTGACAAGCTTCTGAGTAATCCCATTCAAAATTCCAACCAGCATTTTTATTTGCTTGATGTATGTATGGATGTATTTCACTATATATCCATGGTTCACTTAACCAAACTATATTAGAGTCTCTTTTCTTTTTTAGATCTTTTAATTGATTATCTGATAATGATTTGTTATCATTTATTTGTTTTTGGAATCCTCCAGTCAAAGCTATTTCTTCTTTTTTTTCATTACCGTATTTAATTAAATCATTACAAAATGATTCAGGTAATGCTGATTGAAAATACCAATAATAATATTCTAAATTCATTCTTTATTGGTATGATAATATACTAAGATAAAATTAAATCAAGACCACTCGTTTTGTTTCTTCCAATAAAACTGACCTTTTAAACTCCATACACCTGGACAAGCAAAACCTCCAGAAGGCTCTTTAATTAAAACTCTACCACTGCCACCGTTACCACCGTCACCGCCAGGAGAAAATCCTCCGTCTCCTCCTCCGCCAGATCCGTAATTAGCTTCACCAGCTCCGCCTTCTCCACCACCTTCGTTTGGTGCTCCGTGTCCACCTCCTCCTGGTGGTCTAAATCCGAATGGGTTATTAGATCCGTATTGACCTCCGCCAACTCCTCCGCCACAAAAAGTTAAACCGAAAGGTGAAAAAATAGGTGAGGGTGCATTACCAAAAGAACTTGGTATGGCTGCTCCGTTACCACCTGCTCCGTTAGGTGGGCCTGAACCGTTTCCTCCGGCTCCACCACCGCCACCTCTATAAGGTCCTGGTGATCCACCATTATTGCCTTGAGGTCCGCCATTAGCGTTTCCACCTCCAGATCCAGTTGGTGCACCTCTACTACCGCCTGCGCCAAAACTAGCTGATAAAGGAGATGAGGCACCTAAAGTAGAAACACCACCATCATTCCCATGTCCATTAGGTCTTGATCCAGATCCTCCAGCAGCAATAGTAATCGGAAAAGCTGATGCTGGTAAAGGGTGTCCTGGTGTGAAAGATACTACTCCTGCTCCTCCACCTTCTCCAACTCCTCCACGTCCTGCTCCGCCGCCACCAACTAAAGCTACATCACAGTCAGCTGCTTTTCCATATGTTAATGAAAAAGAAGGGTCTGAAGATGTAATATTATGTATTACTTCTGGTTGTGCTGTAGGCTCGTTAAGAACTCCCTTAACTCCGCCATTAGTTCCACTTGGCATTATATTGTCTCCCAACTTTGAGTAGATGGATTCCACTCATAATTAATATTATTATCCCAAAAATCATAAGCTGTCCACTTTTGATTATCTTCATCCCAAGATGCCATATAGAACATACCTTTTGTTGGTAATTCTGTTATTGAACTAGAAGACCATGTCTCTGAACTAGAATCAAAGTCCCAAAAAGAACTATCGTCTTTAATACCGATCCAAATACTTCTATTTCTATCCCATCTAACATCATATGATTTTTTGTCTGAACCATCCATATAGTTTAATTCAGATGGAAAAGCTAAGGGAGCTTTCCAATTATATTGTGCATTACTGCTGTCCCAATCTTTAAGAATATCTGTACCTCTAACCCAATTAGGGTGTGGTTTTGGTAAAACCATCATTACAGGAGGAACCCATTCATTGTCTAAATTTAATGTCCATGAACTAAAAGGTTTTTCTGCTATAAATACATCCTTTGTTGAATCATAGGTAAAATTTTTTCCTGCATAATTTTTTCTAAAATTTTTATTATAAGACGTTTGTTTCCAATAAACAGGTTCATCTACACTTCTAGGTGTAGAAGTTTTTACCCATTCCTCTGCTCCTGTAGATAAGTCTCCTCCATGAGCATTTACATCTTCATTAGAAAAAACTAACACTCTAACTACTTCGTTATTTGATTCTTTTATTTCTGCAAAATGAGCCATTATTCCCATCTCCAATTTGTTGTGTTAAAAGTCATATCATCTTGTGAAGGCTCTGTTGTAAATCCATCTTGTTCAGATAAATATAAACCTCCTACAACCGCTCTATGAATTCTGTTGCTATTATCCTTAAAAGATTGTTTCCAATAAGTATTAGGATAGTTATTATCAAATTCGTTTTCTAATAACCAAGCATCATTAGGTATATTATTTGAAACCCATGTTTCAGCTTCAGTAGATAAATCTCCACCATTAGCAGCTACATCATTATCTGATACTGTAACTACTCTAATTACTTTGTTATTATCTGTTCTTATTTCTGCGAAAGTTGCCATATTTATTCCGCCCATTTACTTTGTTTTCTATAATCTAAAACATCATCCATAGACCACACTCCAGAACTTACATAAACACAATCTGTTTCTCTTGCAACTACAATACCACTTCCACCAAATCTAGTATAATCAGGTACAGGTTGAAGAGGACCTGCAGCACCACCAGCGCCGCCTCCAAGACCATCTGTTCCATTAGTTCCTAATCTAGCACCAGCGCCTCCGCCTCCTGAACCTCCTGATGCATAAACTCCTGGTTCAGCAGCACCACCGCCGCCACCAGCATAAGTTACAGAAGCTCCTGTAATTGAATTAGCTGTTCCGTTTCCACCAGCTCCTGCTTGCGCATTAGAAGCATTCCAAGAAACTCCGCTACCAGCGCCGCCAGCGCCGCCACCTCCTGCAGAGGCTGCTTTTGTTCCTGGAGAACTAAGACCACCTGCAGATACGTTTCCTCCAGAGTTTCCTTGAGGAGGAGTAGTAGGGGGAGTATCTCCAGCTCCACCTGGATTTCCACCATGAAAATATTTTGCTCCTCCACCGCCAGATCCACCAGCTGATCCTGTTGATCCGCCGCTAGATGTTGTATTAGTTCCAGCATGACCACCACCTGCAGAGGTAATTGGTCCAAAAACTGATGCAGATCTTGGTCCTCCTACTGTAACAGGTGTTGATCCTGGAATTGTTAATGCAGTTCCTCCTGGAAAAGAAGTTCTAAAACCACCTGCTCCTCCACCGCCAGATCCCATTAAAGTAGGTACTTCAGGTGCAGGGACGTTATCAACACCCTCACCTTGATAAGCATCTCCTCCACCACCTACAACTAGATAGTGAACTGCTTTTGGTCCGTTGTTATTACTTACGGTAAAAGTTCCTGAAGATGTAAATGCAGTTATCTTGTCTCCACCATTGGTAGAAGATAATGTAGGTTCTATTACAGGTCCGATAATTCCGCCATTTGCCATAGCTAACTACCTCCTACGCGTCGTCTATTTCTTCGTAAGAAATGGTTATGGTTAGATCACTATTGGCACTTGCGCCAGCTTCAATGTTATCTGACTCTTCTAAATAAAAACCAGAGTTTTTATCTATTAAAGATAATGAAGCATCTGCAGGTACAGAAATTGTACTTGCGATTGCAATAGGTGAACCACCTGATTTAGTTATGAATACAGAAACATCGGCAGCGCTACTTCCGTCTATGTTTGCTATCATAATTGAATTAATTTTTAATACTTTGTTTGCAGCGCATGCAAGTATTTCAGTTGTAAGAGTTGTGTTTAATGTTGCTTGGACTGATTTTCCAAGTATCGATGTTACGTTTACTATATTTGGTGCTGCCATTTTTTATTCTCCTGTTATTCTTTTACCCGAAAACAATTGCCATTGCAATAGATTTTCCTGTTGATATACCAGCGTCAGAAAAACTTAAAACTCCTGATCCATTGGTTGTTATTGCCTGTCCACTAGTACCATCTGCTGTAGGTAGTGTCAGGCTTAAATTTGATCCTAAAGTAGTTGTTTTTAAAGCCACATAATTTGATCCATCATCTGTATCTTCAAAAATCCTTATTTCACCAGGCTGTGTACTATTTCCTTTAATATTAATTGTACCCGTACCTTTTGATAGTAAATTTATATCAACATTAGTTTCACCTGTTGCTGATAAAATTGGACCATTACCTGTTGCAGCATTTGCTAAAGTTAATTCATTAACTGCTGAACTTGTAGCGGTTAAATTAAGTAATTCATTTCCATTTGTATCTGAAATTTTTGTCCCTATTGCAGGACTAGTTAAGGTCTTGTTTGTTAAAGTTTGTGTTCCTGTAAGAGTTACATCACCATCCCCAAAACCTAAAGTATAAATATCTGGGTTAGTTCCATCGTTTGCTGTAGCAAACACAAGTTGATCACCTTTGTCAGTTGCTCCAAAAGTAAAAGTATCCCCTGACCCAGAAGCATATTTAAACTGTACTGTGTGTGATCCTGATGTTGAATTTCTTAAAAAATAAAAGTTTTGTGCGTCTAAAGGAATTGTTACAATTTGATTTCCAGAAATAGTCCCTGTGAATTCAATCATTCTATGAGACATTACTGCACCAGTTGATCCATCAGAAACTGAAAGAGCTGTAGTTTGTGCACTACCTGCTATTGACTGAGCGGAGTAACCACCAGAAATTTGTTCAATGATACTTAAATTAGTATTTGTTTTTGTTCCCCAAGTTCCAGCATTTTCACCGGTTGCTTGAAGCTCTATACCTAAAGGTGTGTATGTTGATGCCATAAATTTTATCTCCTATGCGACGTCAGTATAACTCGTATTTGATCCTGTTGCAACATTAGAATAACTACTATTTGATCCTGTTGCAACACTTGTATATGATGTATTTGATCCTGTGTCAATGTTTGCGTAAGCCTCTATTCCAAGTAAACCTACCGTGGATGTAAGCTGATCTAATACTAACCCCTGTACTACATCTGGAGGTGCAATAGATCCTATAGCAGAAGTAGAAGATTGACCTGATAATTCATAAGTAAATTCTAATGTAACAGAACCTATTCCAGATGTTGCTGCTACTCCAGTTAGATTAATTAATTCAACAGATCCTGTGGTTAATTCTCCAACACTAGTTGTTGCCGCTACACCGGTAATGGCACTTGGACCAAACTCTAATCCAGGAGTCCCTAAACTAGAAGTTAAAGCTATTCCTGTTACTGGTTCAGTGCTTGTACCAAAAGCTAAACCTAAAAGTCCTTCGTCAGATGTAGCTGCTTGTCCAGAAACAGAAACGGTAGGACTAATTACAAAACCAACACTTCCAACACTTGTAGTTGCTTCTTGACCAGATAATTCATATTCAAATTTTAAAGTAGGTGCATCTACACTAGATGTCATTTCTTGACCTACTAAAGGAATAACTTGATTAGGAGATTCACCCCAAGAATTATCACCCCAAGCATCTCTACCCCAACCAACTAAAGTCCCAACATAAGATAATGTTGGAGTTGCAAAAGTTGCTGATACTCCTGTTAATGGTACACCTAATTCACCATCAACTTGTGGACTACCTACACTAGAAGCTAAAGAATGATTGGAACCAATCATCTCTAATAAAACACCTATACCAGTTGTTATAGATCCTGTAGATGAAGTAACAGCTAGACCTCCAACAGAAATAGTTTCATTTGCTCCTTCACCCCAATCAGCTACACCGTAATTTAATCTACCCCAACCTTCTTCATTGAAAGCTTCTGTAGATGAACCTACGTTTGATGTTAATGATTGTCCGGATAAAATAACGGTAATATTATCGTCACCCCACTCGTTTGATCCCCAAGTGTTAGTACCCCAGGTAGAAGCCATAAGGAAGTCCTCCTTACGCTATACGAATGATTGCGTTACTTGCGTCTGCTGTTGGAAATTGAATTGTGAATGTTCCAGAAGAAACTGTTTTGTCACCACCAAATGCGATAACAGCAACAGCTTTGTCTCCTTGATCGTCATTATAAATTAATGCACCATTAGCTGTGAAAGAAGCAGAAGTATAACTGACGTCTGCAAAATCACAAACTGCAGTTGATCCAGATAAAGCTGGAGTAACACTTGTTAATGTTGCACCACCTGCAGAGTATGCAGATCCTGATGTGTTTGAAATTTCGTTTGATGTTGAATAAGCTGTAGTTCCAGCACCTAAAGATGCAGAGCTAGTAAATAAAGCTATTTTAAAAGTATCGCCACTAGATGCCGTAAAATTATGTGTACCGACTAAAATCTCTTGTTTAAAGCTATTACAAACTGCTGATGATATTGCCATAATATTTTATCTCCTATGGGTTTGCTGATTTAACTGGTATTCGAATAGCGCCATCTGTGTAGTCATCTCTTCGTCTTCTACCAACTTGTTCGTTAGCAAACTTTTGTACCTCTTGTTTATACTTATTTTCATATAGTGTCAACATGTCTATCGGACCTTTTAAAAAACCATATGTCTCTGAAAGACAGCAATATAATAGACCATTTGGAAAGTTCATGCTTATATAATTTGTGGCATTTCCAGACTCTAAAGTAGCTGGCATTTTATTATAATGCACTCTAAATTTGTAGGTATCATCAGGAACTGGTGCAAGAAACATTCTTCCTGATGTAGTATCAGTATCTCCAGTCGCTCCACCATACATAGAATAGTATTTAGGTTTACCTCTTTTATCAGAAGCTGTTGAAGACACATATTCTTGTAAATAAGTTACATCTTTTTTTTCTAACCAAGTATTAGCACCTGTTATAGCAGAGTTAGAATCATAAACTTGTATACCTCTTACAAATAATGCACCTGCTGGAGCATTAATTGATTCTTGACCTATAACTAAATTACCTGATTGCTGTAATCTATCTGCATCAATAGGTATATCTCTCATAATTCTATATTGAGAATTTAAAATTATATTCTCTAAA